GCGCCGAAGCTTCTCGCGCACCTCGGCGCCGATCGCCTTTACGCCGTCCAGGCTGGTGATTGCGGGCTTGTACAGGATCGGATGATTTGTCCGCCAACTATCACGTAAAATCAATTAGTTATGAGAAAATTTCCGGATCGTTCCATACTTCAAACCAAACGCAAAAGGCCGCCCCGAAGGGCGGCCCCGTTTAGGAAAACTTGTCGGCTCGGTCTATCCGATCACAGTTCTCTAGTCCTCTATGTGCCAGGGGTTACCGGCGACGACCGGCACGTCAAGTTGCGCTCCCTCCATCTCGTCAAAGGCGCGCCAAGCACCCTCGACGATGCGCTCAAGGCTCGCTTCGGAGATGCGGCCACCGCCCGTATCGCAACAGAGCGTCAGGGCCCACCGCGTGACACTCACAAAAGCAGCGCGCGTCGCGCTTAGCACGTAGCCAGCGCGGAGCTCAGCGGCGTCCACTGTCCGGCGATGCTCGCGACCGTCGGCCCGCCAGGCCGTCTCGACTTGCCAATGCGGCGGCGCGGCGTCGATCCACGTTACGCTGACGACGCGCTCAGGCGTAGGCGCCGGGTCTTCGATGAACGTAACTTCATCGCCGATGGCGAATGGTGATTTCAATTGTGACATTTCCTGGTGCCTTTCCACGGGAATAAAATCGTCCGGCGGGTGGAAAGGCGCACAGGTCGCCCCGCTGCCATTTAGTCTTTCGACTTGGACAGAGACAGCGACGCCGGACGCAGGGTTGAAGATTAGGAAACATCTCGACCTGTGATTAGCCTTTCCACGGGCTAGATACCAGCATGCGCCGATCGAGCGGCGGGCGCAAGCGGCATGTCCTTAGAACAAAAAATGGGAACGCAGTTCCGATTTTTGTAAGCCACCCGAGAGCCGTCAGCACTCAGGATCGTCGAGAACCTGCTGTGGTTCCTGGGGGGAAAGCGAGAGATGTATGTCCGGCATTTCGACGGCGCGCCCCGCCGGCGCGCCCCGCCGGGTCAGGCTACCATCGCCCCGCCGCCAGCCTTTCCTCACGCCCAGCCACGCTGCCGCCGCCCGCGGCCATGGACAATCAATACACTGGACCTATCGTCAGAAATGATAGGTCCAAAACCCTCCCTGAGATGGGGGTCACACTTGATCAATCCCTAAACCCCTCGGAAATATGTTAGGTGTCGGGGCGGGTCAACAATCATGAATTGGCTTCGGTGCCGGCCATGCGATGAGATTAGTTACCTAGGGCTACAATTTGCACGTATTCCAGTGGTTTGTCATTCGTCGGCTGGCACTCCTTTTACGCGATGGAGAGCGATAGGAATGCCTCGCATCCCACCATATTACCTAGATAACGTTTGTTATCTGTACGACTCTGAGGAGAGCGCCCGTGCTGGTCGGGAATTCGGTGGCACAGGGTTTCTAGTCACCGTCCGGTCTGAGCAATTTCCCAAACTTTTGCTTTGGGCCTATGCAGTGACGAACTGGCATGTGGCCTGCCAAGGCTCGTCTGTCATTCGCATCAACACCGTAGATGGCGGGATCGATATTTTCCCATTCGGACCTGAGGATTGGGAATTTGATCCACGATTTGATATCGCCGTGGTTCCCATTCCATTGGTGTTCAAGCGCCATAAGTACGCGCTTATGCCAACTGATGCGTTTCTTACGCGGGAGAAAATGATCGAGGAAATGGTTGGTCCCGGAGAGGATCTTTTTATGGTTGGAAGGTTCGTAGATCACGATGGCGGGCAGGTGAATTTGCCTGCAGTCAGGTTCGGGAATCTTAGTGTCATGCCCACCATAATTGAGCAGCCAAACGGGAAATCTGCTGAGAGTTTCTGCGTAGACTTACATTCGAGAAGCGGCTACTCCGGCTCTCCCGTATTTATCTATCGAACACCAGGATTCAACCTCGAAGAATTAAGAAAAGAAGGACCTCCAGATATTCTATATGCTGGGACTTCACTTCTGTCGCTTCTCGGAATTCATTTCGCGCAATTTCCAGAAGAGTGGGAGATTGTAAATAAGATAACGTCTTCTCGTGAAGCGCGCAACCCATTGATCACAGAAGGTAGATATGTGAAAGGTCTAAGTGGGATGACGTGCGTTTTGCCCGCTTGGCATATATTGGACGTACTAAATAGTGAAAAGCTTAAAAAGCAGCGCAGCGATGGCGATAAATTTATGGCCGAGAAATTTGAGAAGGAGGGCTTTCCTCCTGAAGCCGAGCAACCATCCTAATGCTACGATGATCTTTTCCTTCCAGACAACTCTTTTATCTATGCCGCCTAGCGAGTGATTTAAACCGTTCCATTGCAGTGGTGGACGAGGCTCTATCTGCGGCGTCTTCGCCCTCGCCCTTGACTGTGGCCTTTTCATGCTCCGGCCGCTGTTTCGGCATGGTCCGTCAATTCCTTGTACGTCAGCCGCTTTCCGGCGACAGACGAACCGACCTTCCGGAACCGCTCACCATCATTGTGTTCTCGCTCATTGAACCGGAAAGCTTGTTCGTCCAGGTACCGGCCCAAATGTGCCGGATCAACGCTGACGTAAGTCCCCTTGAGGGTGTTTAGCGCCAATGCTGGCGTAGCTCAGCCTGGTAAGAGCAGCCGCCCTGTAAGCGGCAGGTCGCCCGTTCGAATCGTGGCCGCCAGCACCACCGTAAATTACGGCCTCCGTCACGTGCCACCCTTGGCAATAATCTGATCGGTCGTCGGGGTGCTGGCCGCGGCAGCGTCGATCTTTTGTTGATCCTGCGGGGTCACCGCGACCACCCCGGTGAAATGATGCGGCGGCGGCTTTAACCCATCGGCCGGCATGCAAGTCAATTCGGTTCGCGTACCAAGATCGTCGCGGATAAAAACGACGCCAGCAACAATCATGTCCTCTTTGACCTTCAGCGCAGAGGCGTCGATCTGCACCACCTTATTAATGTCCCACAACGCACCGCCACGTGACGTCCGGAAGCCCGACACGATAATGCGAATTTCTCGGCTTCTTCCGTATCGACGGGAAACTTCCCAATCCGCACGCTGCTGTACCCACCTGGCATCTGGGCCGATCACATCTTGGATCATAAGCAGGTTCCGATACCGCGGGACCCGCGGGTCCGTCGCGTCCTGTGAGAGCGAAAGAACCGGGGAATTATGCGAATCGAGAATTACCGCCTGTGAGGCGACCGTTATTTTCGAATAACGCTGATCGCCGGAAAGCCGAGCCGAGCCGAACTCGATATTTTGACCCTGAATCAGTGCACAGGCAGACCTGTCGGTTCCTACCTTCGAGATGATGATACCGCCGTCGACGCCGTCATAGATCAAACGTTCCGTCACTGAGGCCAGCTGTTGGATCACCGTCCAATTGGTTTCTCCCGGAGAGATCTGCACCACATCCATTTTGGGCAAATTGAGTTCCGGGTCTTCGCCGATCACTGTCACCGGAATATTATACGGAGCGGCGAGCCGCTTTACCGCCGCGCCGAGCGTCGCATCCTGAATAACCCAAGTTTTCATTTGGTCGACAGCGACCGTACAATCCACTAGATCCTGTGACCAACTACGTGCAGCAATAACAACCTCATGTCGGCCTTTGTCGATATGCGGTTCCACCAAGTCGATATAGCATCCCATAATCTGATCTTGGCCGATCTTGACTGTGGCCTTGGAGAATGGCGTGGTGGCTTCGGCGATAGAGCTGGGAAACCGCTCGGTCGTTTCGACTACCAACTGCGACGGGGTGTGCTCGATCGACCGCCGGGCGCGGAACCGCTGCCAGCCAGACAATATGACCGGGCGGCTCGCGTCGGCGGGCGTCAAAGCGATTGTCAGTTCGTTTTGATCTGATGAGCCCGGCGGTAGTTGGCGCGCCGGAGTCGGTGATGGCGTTTTTGCCTCAACGGTTACGTCAGGAAGAGTGATGCTGTCCGCCATAATTTCACCTCACGGTCATCGGGTTAATCCGGGAAACTGACGCTGCGCTTCCCGTTCAACACGCAACAGCGCGATCACAGCGCCGGTCAGCCGGTCCCGGTCCTCGGGTAGATCGAGGTCCTCGATCCAGTTCTGGATGAAGCCGAAAACGCACTGAAGCCGAACCGCGCTGTCTCGAGCCTCACGGCGCAGTCGGCCGGTCGCTTCCCTTTCGCGGGGAACGCGGGCCATCACCCGCGACCCCCGTTCAACCTCAGCAACCGAGCCCGCTTCCCATTGAGCCGCGGCGCACCGCCATCGCCACCCGGTGCCGGCTCTCCGGTCGCATCGCTGCCGAGCCCGCCGGTCGGCTTGGTCGCCGCAACCGGCGTGTCGATCGGCACCAGGTTCGCGGGACGGAACAGTGTGTCGCCGCCCTCGATGTCCGGCAGGCCTTCCTTCCTGCGGACCTCGTTCGGGGTGACAATCATTCCGGCGATGCCGATGCGATAAGCCTCGTACCGTGTTGCGATATCGGTCTGGAGCAGGTGCTCATAGTCGAATTCAACGAAGAGATCTTCGCCGTCGAGACCGCCGAGCTCTTCGAGCTTCGGAATGAACAGGTCACAGTAGCCGCTGATCGTGTCGTTCCAATATTGCTGATCGTATTCCGCCAGGCCGGACGCCTCACCCTCGACCGGCAATCCGATCTTGTGGCGTGGGATGCGCAGTGCGCGGGCGATGTCCTCTAGCTGGAATGTGCGCTGCTCAGTAAACTGAGTGCTGGCCATGTCCATCTGAATTTGCTCGAACTTCAGGCCCTCCTCAAGCACCGCAGTCTTGCCGGCGTTCTGGTAACCGCCATGGGCCTCTTGCCACATTGCCCGAATGTTGTCGCCGGCTTCCTTGCCGAGTTTGCGATCGGTCTGCAGTACCCCGCCGGGCCGAGCGCCTCGACCCATCACCCCCGCGGCGTGCTGTTCCATGCTCATGGACAACCCGATACTCTCGCGCATCAGCGAGATACGGCTGGTCCCCAGCAGTGAATGCGATGTCGATAGCCACCGGACGTGAAAAACATCCTCGTTGTGGATCATGATCGGCAGGCTCGATAGTACTGCCATCTCGTGCAGCCCCTGCCGACTCACGTACCAAAAATATTCGCCACCGGGCGCTTCGAACAATGTCACGCGATCGGGATGTATCGGGACCAGCTGCTCGGGTTCACCTCGTGCATTGCGTATGATCGGCGCAAAGGCGTTGCCGCGCAGCACGAGATACGACATCATTTGTTGCATAAACTCTATGTGGGTCTGCCAGCCGTTCGGCTTCTTCAGCAGCCGGGCCAAATAATGATCCTTCACTTGGAACTTGCCGCCGTTGGGCAACCGGCGGAACATTTGAATAGGAAGCTTCGCAACGTCTTCAGCCAAGATCGAGACGCAGGCCATGACCGGGGTGTGCTGAAGGGCGGAAAAGAAGTTGACCGGAATTCCCGCTGTGCTGCGACCACCGGACCACAACCCGAAGCCGAGCTCTGAACCGACCACGGCGTTACGGCGAAAATAGCTCGTGAGTTTGGAAAGCCAGCCCATATTATCGACGCCAGCCCATCCGTTTGCCGTATCGCTGCAGCGCGGCCGCGACGGCTTTCCTGCCTTCACGTGTATTGGTGCCGGCTGTGGCGACAGCAAGGATCAGTTCGCGCTTGGCTTCAGCCTGCTCGATCCAAGGATGCTCGTAATTCAGCTGGCCTTGCCGCTGGGCCAGTGTCCCGCCGTAGTCCATTGTCGTCGGCATACGAAGCTCGGGCCCAACGGGTGCGATGCTGCCGCGCCAGCCGCGCTCGATTACTAACGCGTTGGGATTGGCGCCGACACTTACAATTGAAAGCTCTAAAAGAGTCCACTTTGTGTAGAAAAGGCCTCCGTTATTTCGCGGCTCGTATTCGACCGGCAGAAACCCGACTGAGACAGCGTTCAGCACGCCACTCTTGACCAGGCGGCAATACTCATCAGCCGTGTCGCTCACGCCTTCGTCCGGGAAACGTATTAGGGCTTCGACCCGATCGCCGCGCACCGCAATATCAGGCACGACCGCGATCGGCTTGGTGTTGTCGTGCTGAGCGAGAACGACCGGATTTTTTCTGAACTCGCTAAGTTGGACGCCTGGAGGGTCCAATATGTCATTCATGCGATCCGGCGTGCCGTCAGACGCGACAACACGGATTTCCCGGTCGCCGACAGTGCTGAGAAACTTCGCCCGAATTGCGTCGGAGATGGTGGTGCGGCGGACCTCCATCATCGCCGCCTCGACCCGGGGAATAACCGTAGCATTAGCCTGCGCGCAGCAACCTCATTATCAGGCACGGACGGCCTTACGAGTGGTTCAGCGTCGAGATCGCAGCCGATTGCGTCAGCAGCCCGGCGAATCGACTTCATGCATTCTTTACAATGCCAAAGCGCTTCTTTGATGTAATTCGTATAGCCGGCCATTGTAGGGGCCACCGTCGTCAAGACAGTGCGTCGACCAGCGCCCAGTGCGCCACGGTCGGCGGCGACCCTAAGCCAGTCCATGTCGTTGTCGAGATCACATTTGATCGCGTGTACACATTTCCGTTTTGGTCAAAAACCAGAAGCAAGGTGCCGGCGAAATCTGGACTAGAGCCGGTGCCAGCCCTTATTACAATCGCCGGCAGTCCCGCGGGGCTCAGTATCGGCATGTCGACTACCGGCGCCGGTTGCGGTGGTGTTCCAAACGCGCCAGGCAAAAGCGTTGGGCTGATGCCCGGTGCAACGGGAGTGTTGGGGTTAGCGAACGGCGGCGGCGCTGCTGGAAAATATGTTGCGCGAGATCCGCAGCTCGGAACGCTCGGAATTGCCACGGCATTACTCCTTCACTGCAAAAAAGACGGCGACCCGGCCACTCC